CGCTGAGCTTGCCCAGGGTATTCTGATCTCATGGTATCATTGCCCATGCACCGGGAAATGAAATCGTTCTGCTTTTCTCCTGATCTTGGTTTAGGCAGTGGCATTATTCTCTATATTCTTTCGTCACATCCAATGGGATCGCAACACATCTACAGTTCGGATGGACAGGTATCATATTCTCAATCTCGGTTAGTTTAAAAACTTGACCTTCCAAAGCAGCACATTCTGGGCATACATTATATCCGGCTGTTACCCATTCTGCTTTTACCTTTACCCTTTCAGCCGCCCAGTTCTTATATTCCTGGATTGTAGCTTGATGATGGGCCCTTATTACTTCCGTTCTGGCAAGAGTTTGTGCTCGTCGTTCTGCCGGAATAAATCTTCCTAACGTATCTGTTATTCCAAGATCACCAAACGGTCCTGATATGGTAGAAGTTAGTTTCTTTGCTAGTAATCTCGGATTATCTCCATCAGCCAATCCCTGGGCAAGCACCTGACTGATCTGATTATCCATGGCATCTGTTATGCCTTTAAGACCGTTAAATGTCCTGGTATAGAGAAGGCCTACTCTATCAGCATGAAAGGGTCCTGACATAGAAGCTTCAATCCCGCCTGTTTCTTGCAGGCTCGGAATATCATATCCGGCGTTCTTTAATTCGTATCGCGCTCTTATAACCCCACGCTTGTAGGAATCCCGGATATAGACATCCGTCCAGGCCTGCTCTGTTGGTCTACCTATCTGCGGGATTCTGATTGTTTCGATTATATTGGCGTCCTCTTGCCTCTTCAGCCAATCCATAAAAGCATTTACTTTATCCTGCGACCTGGGAAAGTCAAACTGGACCTGGACAATGATGCGACTTCTGTCTTTAGTCAGTCCAAAGCAATCATCCTCTACTATCGCCTTGCGGATGATCCCCCTGATCTTACGGAAGCGTTTATTCATCTGCCGAACAAAGGCATTTCGCAAAGTCAAAGTCCTTGTCGGGTCATAGCGAGATTGTCTGTTGTAAATCTCTATCTCATGATCATGACAAGTATGTATCTTTTCAGCCGGTAAACCCAATTATGTATCTCCTTTAATTGCTTCAATGCTGAATCTTACTTGATCTTGAAAAGGCAATCCTGCTCCAGCATCGCTGGTATATGTCCCCTTCACAACCAACCATAGATGAACATATGTATCATTTGCATTCTCTACAGCTGGTAAATCATCACCTTGCAAAACAATATCTACAGAACTACTCAAATCATCTCCTGTTATTGCTACATCTTCCCTATCATTTGTGGGCATAGAAAATGCACACAACAGCAGGGCTAAGAATATTATTCTTTTCATTGATCTTTGGTCCTCACACGAGACTCATTTACACCAACGTAAATATAATACAACGCCTGCAATTCAAGAGAACGGAAATTTCTGCCAGCGTTCTCCCTTAAAGCAGTCAACAAAGGCTCATGATCACTGAAATCAAGTATCAATTGAACAGTCCTATCTGCGCTGCTGTCCACACGTTGCCTAGATGGTCTTCCTCTTTTAGCCATTGTAACTATACTCAAAAAATATTATCACAAGTTCTTCTCTTCTAAGCGTATACCGGTTGGAGTACTCGGCAACGCTTTTGTAAACAAAAAAGGGGGAGCGGCTTCGCTAACCCCCCACATGTTTTTCGCCCTTATAATAACTTTGTGTTTTCCTTCAGCAACAGGCGTCAAATCGAAATACAGTCTCTTTCTATCCGCATCGGGATCTCCAGTATCGATAATGTTCGCCGGAGATTCCGTCACTTGCCCATCGATATCCACCAAGAAGCTCTCGACATTCTCCATCGGGTCACAAACCAAGTAAGGCATTGTTCTTCAATTCCTCCTTATCTTCTTCAATCATTTGCTCCTCTTCCCGTATTGCTTGATCCTGCATCTCCTTTATCAATTCAATCTGATCATCCTCCAAGCCAAGAAAATACCGATAAAATGCCTCAGACGGAACTATCATCTCCGCAGTTGGATTAGTAGCATATTCTTTTAATGCAGTAGCCCTTATTCTGCCCACTTCCGCTTTATCCTTGTCAGACTCTTCAAACAATGGAGTCCATTGAATTGAATAATCTTCTTCTGCTTCGGGAAGAATTTTACACTCAACACACTTGTCTACAAAAGGTCGAATTATACTTGCTTCTGCAAACTCTTCTCTTCGTTGCCCTATATAGGAAAACCAATTCTCTCTATCTTGAGTACTGGCAAGTTCTCCTCTTTCTGACCCGGTCAATATTCTTTTTGGAATACCTGTTACAGCACTTATCATCTGCATCTGGATATCAACATGATTATCCGGATCAGACACCTGTTGGGCAAGTCCTTGCAAATCAATTCCTTCATTGATCAATATCCGGCGCAAATTGTGCTCAAATTCATCCACTTGAGTTTGTAGCGTATCTCTCTGCGCATCAGTTAACATATACTCAGGATCTACCTTGCCTTGATATCCAGGTCGCGCTCCTCGCCAAAACATTTCGGCAGAGCCGCCTGTCAATTTCTCCAAATCCATCAACCTATTATACACGCACTCAAGCCGAGGAGAGCCCAATACATTGGATTCCATTCTGCCTTCAGCCACATGAAGTATTCTGGAGTAATGTACTATTATTGTGGAAGATGTTTTCTGATCAGAATTGGCCAGCTCTATGCTATAATACTTTGGCAGACCAAAACGTTCGTTAGTCGTATCGCCCTCATACTCTTTTATCTCGCATGATCCTTCCCCAAACGGGCTGACATATAACAATCTTCTTTGCCCAGAAGCCACCGGATTTCTGAAATGATCTGATATCTGCACGTCATCAAGCCCGAACAGTAATACTCCGTACCGTCCAAGTCCTGTTAGTTTATCCAATCGAATAAACTTTGAGATAAGAGATAATCTATTTTCTAAATCTACCCACATCTTTTCAAGAGCCGTTTCCTGATCATCATCCGACTCAAGCAGAGTAAATCCACCCCTCCAGGTGGCCTGCACAGGTCTATCAATAATGGCCTTGGCTATATCCTGCCTTGTATATCGTACAGCATAATCTTTATAATCAATAGACGTTGGATAACCAAGGGCTTGATACAAGTCTCTATTAGTGCCGAATTGATAACCCAATCTCGCCGCAAGATCCGCCCTGGATACAATACTCCCGCTTATATTCATTGTTTGCGTCATCTTAATATCGGCCCCGCTATTCTTTTACGCGCTAATTTGTTGAAGGCACCTGACGAAGCATCCACTTGATCTTTATAAGTACTGAATGGGAAATTTCTATGCTCTTCAATAAACTCATGATTCCAATCCGCCCTTAATAACATTACATTCCCATTATTCACCTGAACGCTATACGGATCGGCCCTGAATACCTTATCTCCTGTCGGTCTGTCCGCATAAACAGAATATCCGGCAAGATTACGAATGGAAGAGTCAATAGAATCCTTTCCTCCTGATCCGGGTTCCTGTTCCATGTAGATAGCTACTGAATTCCCATCTGCCTGGGCGGTCTGTCTAATAATATCCTCCCTTTGCTCTGTTGCCCATTGCCCCCTTTTAACATCCATTATAATATACTTATCATTTTTTAATCGCAGCATTTTACAGCCAACAGTATACGCCCCGCCGTCCTGCGTCCCTGCCTTGTCCCAATACCGGACAGTATTCATCCAGTTCACTTCGGAAGGCAGTTTATCAATAACCTGAAAGTGGTCCACCTTAAACATTCCACCACCTGGAGGGGTTGGCCTTTGTCCTACTTGCCCGGCATAGCCGTATTGACCAAGGTCAGCTTCCATATCTTTCATAACTTCCCAATTCATACGTTTTGGATCAAGTAAATCATTCTTATATTTCTTAATCAGTTCTTTTGGTTTTACTTCCTTTTTGTAATTTCTAATCTCCCCTGGTAACGATATATGTTTTACATTAGCTTTCTTCTTGGCCAACATATGCCCGGATGGATCATTCTGGTGAAGCCTCTGCATAATCAATACTGTTGGAGATATAGCCTTATCTACTTTCCTTGTTGATAGCGTTTGTTCCATCCATCTATTACTATTGTTTAGTTCAACCTCTGATATAGCCCTATTCGGATCAAGCGGATCATCTACTAATAATATATGCCCATGGAATCCTGTTAATGTTCCTCCTACTGATGTACTATATCTATTGCCGCCTAATTGTATTGTTCCATCTTGTAATAATTTTTGTACTCTAAAGTTTGATTTTGTATCTTTATCTTGTTTTATTGATAAGTATGGGAAATAACTACGGAATTTCTCTGACTTGACAAGGTCTCTACTATATTCTGCGGACTCTAATGATAAGGCCCCTGAATATGATGCTGTTATAAATCTCATCCAATGCCATTTTGTCCAACACCATACCGGAAACATTATTGAGCATGTTATTGTTTTGGTGGTGCCTGGAGGAATATTGATAATCAGATCATGTTTTTTTGGTAGATGGTTTGCTACTTGTTTGGCGAGCTCTGTTAATTCATCACAAAGTAATTCGATGTGCCAATTTGGTTTGAATTCGTCATTGGATACTTCAGGCCAAAATGTTTCCAGAAAATGGAAAAAAGAACGACGGCATAATTCAGCACTTAGATTATAAGGCTGTTTTAAAGCTTCCTTCATTCTTTGTTTCTTAGGAAGTCTTGTTCTTTTTAATTGGATTGCTGTAGCACTCAATCGTTATCCTCTTTTTGTAAGGCTTTCATTCCTATTCGTTCCAGCATTTTTAGTTCTTCATCTGTTAGATCGGATAAATCGATTTCTGTATTAAGATTTTGATTTTGTGTTTTGATAGGACCACCATTTTTTCCTGTTAACTCTGTACGAGCTATTTCTAACCAAGGCACTTCCCTTTTCTTTGATCGATTCTTTAACCAGAAGCAAGCCGCTCCAGTATCAGGTGGATAATGTTTAATAAGCTCGGTTTTTACTATTTTTCCATCAATAACTTTTATATCAACATCAGGATGAGAATAACCGCAAGCTTTACGATACAATGCATAAGCTACTTCACTATCAGCATCGGCCTTTCCTTTCTGAATAGCCTCTTTTAATTTCGGATGACGGTTTTGCCAATTATACCATGTTTGTTCTGCTATTCCGAAAAACTCAATCATCTCTTTATCAGTCATACCCAACAGAGACAGCTTATACGCCTTCTCCGCTATATCCTTGGTATATTTTGTCATCCGGGCTTTTTTCGGATCGTCCGTTTTTCGCTTGTACATATAATCAGCCATGCCATAAAAATAATAAAAAAAATATAGTATATAAAGATAATTTTTAATTTCCTATACCCAAAAATCCCTTAGAATAGGCTAACCTATTGATTTTATTAGAAATAAAAAATTTCATTTTTTTAAAATTCTCTAAAATAAACTAACCTATTGATTTTATTAAATAAACTATATTTTCTTCTCCAAAAACCTTAGAAAATAGGCGAAAAACTACGATTTTAAGAGCATTTTAAAGGACAGATCTG